TAGTATGGAATGAGAAAGATGTGATCATAGACAGCCAAATTTTTCGAGTAGAACAAAACATCGCAAGGTTGATAAAAAGATGACTATCAAGATTGACCAAGCATTAATAGCAAATTTCATAGCGGCAAATTACGGCATGCCCATTGCTAGCGAAAATTTGACTTATACTCCGATTCCCGGCACAGCGTACGCGGAATTGACGGTTGTTCCTACTGATCGACTAGGCCAGTCATTTAAAGAGACAGACGAATTAACAGGCACTTTCCGGGTGATACTACGATTCCCGGAGAACGAAAGTTCAGGCCCGTCTAAATCAATGGCGGACCTGATTTTAACTACTTTTAAGGTGGGTTCAGCCCACACTTATGAGGGTGTGACAGCTAGGATGAGAAAAACCAATCGGGAGCCGGGCTATCCGGAAGATGGTTGGTACAAAACAGTTTTAACCATGAGCTATCATGCTCTTCTAACGAGGTAATTATTATGCCAGATGCAGCACAAACCCTAGTCGATACGGTCGTCAACATATCGGCAACACTACCAGCAACTTTTGACGAAGCTGGGTATGACGCTCTTTCCGATTTGTCGCCATTGGGCGAAGTGACCGATTGGAATCCGGGCGGCAAAACCTACGTCATCACTACTTCCAATCCGATCAACAAGCGAGGCACGGATAAGTATAAAGGCACATACAACAACAATGCCGATACATTTTCCCTGAATCGTGATGATGATGATGCCGGACAGCTGAAAGCGATAGCGGCTCTAAATAGTGATGCTGACGTTACTTTTCAGGTTGTTTATCAAGATGGCACACACGATTTCTTCACTGGCAAAGTGGCAAGCTATAACACTGTCGCAGGTGGTGCAGATGCAATGGTTCAACGCTCTTTACAGGTTGAGCGAACCCGAGACACCGTAAGCTCGTAATACGGTTTAATCAGCCATCGCGGCTTCATAACCCGCGATGGCTTCAATGTTTAAATATGGAGAACTAGGATGGATTTAAACGATATTGATTTAGTAGAAGCGGCGGGTCGTGGTATCACGGTCCACCTTGTACACCCGATTACCGATGAAGATTTATTCGCGGCGGACGGAACACCGGTCACGATCACTGTATTGGGTCGTGATTCAGCCCAATGGCAAAAAGCCTCGAAGAAAATCGGCGCAAGGCTCAAAGCTAAGCACAAGAAGACTGTACCGCCTGAAGCGGTCGAAGCATCTCTACGTGAGGTATTGTCTCATTGCACAACTTCTTGGAACAACATCGAATTTGCAAAAGAAGTGTTGGATTGCAATCAGGGAAACGCCCTGCAAATTTATACTGATCGAGTATGGGTGGCAGAGCAAATTTTAGCGAAAGCCGTTGACAGGGCCGAGCTGCTTTTAATCTAACGGACCAAATCGACTTGCAGGTAAGATACCTGAGTTGGTTGTATAGTTCAGACAAAGGAAGCAAGAAACCTCGAATCGAAGCACAAAATGAGGATTTCGAGTTTCCCGATTCTGGTCCGGCAGGTTACGTCATTGATTACATGTTCGAGGTGGGGCCGTTCGAATTATCATGGACAGACCTCCAATCGTGGAATCAAATCATGAAATACAACCTTGATGCGTGGGAATTAGCCACCATCAAAAAATTAGCAAGGATGTATGTTAACAGTTATCGCGAGTATGACGATACTAACAAAGTATCACCTTTCGTTCCCGAAAAAGCTCCGATGACGATAATGAAGAGTATAAAAGACGCATTAAGAAGGCCCGTGTAGTATAAATTAAGGACGGTCATGACAGATTTAGCAACTCTAGAGATTGGTGCAGATTCCAGACAAGTCAGGACTGCGACCGGTGATTTAGATAGGATGAGCACAACTTCGATGGGTCTGACCCGGACAATGCGTGCCTTGTTACCGGCTTTAACTGCGGTCCTGTCTGTCCGTGCCTTTGTTCAAATGTCCAAAGAAGCAGTTCAATTCAACGCTGCCATCTCTGAAGTATCAACTCTGCTTGATGGTTTTGATCAACTTCCACGTATCACGGAAGAATCAATGCAGTTGGCCCGCACTTTCGGCGGCTCTCCTACGGCGCAAGCTAAGGCTTTCTATCAGGCTATATCTGCAGGTGCAGAAGATGCTGAAGCCGCAACAAAAATTCTCACGACCGCAAACACGCTGGCGATCGGCGGTGTCACTGACATTACCACAGCAACGGATGGCTTGACTACGATCATAAACGCTTATGGCCTAGAAGCCGGTCAAGCCACTGATGTTTCGGACGCGATGTTCGTATCCATGAAAGCCGGTAAAACAACTATCGGTGAGTTATCCGGTAGTGTGGGTAAACTTGCACCTATCGCATCAGCTGCAGGCATTTCATTCGAAGAGATGCTAGGTTCGATATCAGCAGTTACCGCTCAAGGTATTTTAACTCGTGAAGCGGTATCCGGGTTAAAGGCTGCAGTATCTAACATTTTAAAACCTTCTAAAGACGCAGCTGATGAGGCTGACCGTCTAGGTATCGCGTTTAATGCCCAAGCGCTAGAGGCTCAAGGCTTGCTCGGATTTTTACAAAATCTGATCGACAAGACCGGTGGCAATAAAGAATCAATGATAGAGCTTTTCGGTAGTGTTGAAGCACTAAACACTGTGTTTGCTTTGACAGCTGGAGGCGGCAAAGTTTTCAACAGCATCATGGACGATATGGAAGAAAAAACCGGCGAATCTGAAAAAGCTTTTACGAAAATGTCCTCTGCGATGGAATTCAAATTAAATGCTTTAGAAGGTAAAACTGCGGCGGCTCGTATTGAGCTAGGCAATTTTTTTCTCGAATTGGCTGAACCTCATGTGGACGAGCTGAATGCAAATTTTGCAGACTATGTTACATCATTTAAAACTTTCGTGCTTGATGTTAACGACTCAACCGCTCTTGTGTCGTCCGCGTGGTCATCGATGTTCACCATCATGGAAGTCGAAACAGACGGGATTACGGCGATATGGAATGACTTCCTTATTTCTGCAGGCCAAGAGAATTTAACTACAGTGACCGGCATTGCAAAAACGTGGTCTATCGGCTTTATTTCAATTTCTGATGAAATCCAAAAATTGACTGTTAAAACAGCTAGCTATTGGGATCAATTCCAGTTGTTCCGTAGAAAAGACACAATGGATGCTGCAACATATGCTGAAGCGATGGCTCTTTTAAACGGGGCTGTCGAATCTTCATACGACGATATAACTACCTCGACCGATGCTGCATTTTCCAGTTTGGATGCATTGCAGTCGGAACTGGACGAACAGCGTACGGCGATGTTGAATCTTAAAGGTTCCGTTGACGATACTACCGATTCTATAGATACTTTAACCGATGCGATGCTCCCGGCTACCACAGGTGTCCAAGAATTTAGCGATGCCACGTTCGAAGCGTGGCTGAATACCCAAGATTTAACCGATGCGATGCTCCCGGCTAAGACCGGCACTGAAGAATTCAGCGATGCTACGTTCGAAGCATGGTTGAAACTGCAGGACCTAAATGAAGTAGCCGGTGAAGTAGCCGGTGATACGATGCCGGAGTTCGCTGAACAAGCTGGTGTGACGGGTAAGGCAACTGATGAACTGACAGATCAACTGGAAGCGCAGGAGAGGATGCTAGAAAACGTTCAGAGGGAGTGGGGAACCCTGATATACGACCTGCTGACCGACAGCAACGCGAACGACATCGGAGACTTCTTCGACACTATCGCCAAGGGCTTTGCTCGGATGATATCTGACATGGCGGCTCAAGATTTGATGGGTGCTATATTCGGCGGTCAAGGTTTGGGTGGTCTAACTGGCGGGTCGTTAGCACAATTTGTGACGGGCGGCGGCGGCGGTTTCAATCTAGGCAACTTTGGCAGCAGGTTGGGGCTTGGCGGCGGTACTGGCGGTACTGGCCCCGGTGGAGGTGTTACAGCTCAGGATTATATGGACGCTACTGGCGGAGCAAATACCCCCGGAGGCACGGGGATTGATGTAAAAGCCTTAGGGCTTAATATGGTGGCCGGTTTTGCTGGCAATTTTGCGGGCGGCAAAATCGGTGAATCTCTTTTCGGCAAGGAAGCACAATCCCAAATCGGAGCTACTGTCGGAAGTCTAATCGGCGGTTCAATCGGCGGCCCCATTGGCACTTTCATAGGCTCAACCCTCGGCGCAATGGTTGATGTTGCGACAGGCGGTGATGGATACGAACGATCAAATGCGGGATTCTTTGTATCCCCTACACCCGGAGCGCAGGATGACCCAAGTCGACTTTTCGAGATCGATGCTTTTGCATCAGGATTTCAGGGTCAGGGATTCAATCGCAGAGGAACACAAGAACAAGCTGAAGGTGTGATTAATCAATTCCGTGCTGTGGATCAGTTGATATCCGATTCTGTTCGAGCAGCAGGCGGAATCATTGATCTGTCAAATGTAACACTTGATGGTCTTGATCAAGAAGGCACTGCAGGGTCGCAGGGAACTTTCTTAGGGTTCGGCACGGCAACTACAGATTTGAATGATCAGCTAAATGATTTCGGTTCCCAGCTAGTAAGACACGTTTCAGGTTTATCAGCCGAAATTTTAGCTGAAATCAGTAGTGCGGCCAACATAGGCGAAATTGTAAATGCGTTACAAATTGTTGCCGAAGAATCTGACGCAGCTGCAGCCACTTCTCTTTTAAGAACCGAAGTTGCAGCAGAAGAACTTGAAAGATTTGCAAAAATTTCGGAGCGGAATTCAAAGTTTTTACGAGAAACAGCTCTTTCTGATGTTATTGAATTGGAAACCGAATTAGTTGAAAACAGAGATTTGGCTGAAGCCGAAATTGAACTTATCAGGTCATCAGGTTTAGTCGGCCTAGAAGATCGTGAGTTGGCATTGATTGGAATCAGAATGGCCGCTGAAGAGCAATTGCAATTGCTACGAGAAAGTGGTCTAGTCAAATTGGCTAACACTCAGGCAGACATTCTTGCGGCGGCGGCAACGGCGGCAGCGGAAGCGCAGGGCGTCTTAAACGGAACACCATCAACGGATTCCAGCTTGCCAGATGGAGAAGTCGGCCCATTGCAAAATGTAATCGCGGAAACAACTAGGCCTACAAGCTCAACTAGGTCCACAAGCTCAACTAGGTCGACTGGATCAATGACTGATATCGGAAACGCCTATACCAATAAAACCGGCTCAGACGTGTTTAATTGGGCTCCAGACGCAGAGGAGGTGGCAGCAGATCGCGAGGCGGACTATAGCCGAGCGTTCAACGCTATTAATTCGAATCTTTCATTGGCTGGGGTTGTCGGCCTTGCAAATTTATTTCCTGAAAAAGCCGAGGAAATAGGTGCATACATGTCGTCTTTTGAGAGAATAACCGGAACTAACATCTCCGAGGGGGGATTGGAGCTTTATGCAAGCGTGCGAAAGGCGACAGGGATGTCGATCGATGAATATGGCAACGCGATGCGAATTAACCTCTCTAATGCTCTAGGAATAGGGAACGTCACCGAACTTGATGGAGATACTTTATCAATTGATGGATCACACGCGGGCGGCTTAAACAGGGTTCCCTTCAACGGGTATCGCGCAGAATTGCATAAAGATGAACGAGTTTTAACGGCTGATGAAGCCAAGCAACAGGATCAAGACGGCGGTACGATGAAAGCCATATTAATGTCTATACTGACTTATTTCATCAAGACTTGGACAATCGTTGACAATTGGGACGTCAACGGAATTCCTAAAGAAAGGATTAGATCATGATTTTAACCCGTCCAGTAGTGATGGTTGACAGCCTACTAGTTTCATCCAATGTCACTGAAACGGATCAAACAGAATGGGTCAACGGCACTAGAGTGATTGGCGATTTGCGTATGGTCACCACAACCGCCAACGGTGCTTCAGTCGCGACTCACAAAATTTATAAGGCCAACACTACTACTGGTGCTGACCCGACTTTAGTCGCAAATCAAGGTCTGGACAGCGATGGTGCGGGCAACGGGTGGAACATCATCAGTGCTACAAATCGATGGAAGCTGTTCAGTAATGTTTTGCAAGAACAAACCGTTTTTGCCGATTTGATTGATGTAAGCATCACACCCGGACAATCAGTGAATTCGATTACACTAATGAATCTAGACGCCGCTTCTGTGGATATCGAAATGACCGATCCTGTAGACGGTGTTGTTTATTCGAACACCGTCAATCTGACTTCATATTCGGGCATTTCAGATTGGTATGCCCAATTTTATGAGCCCATTATTCGGGAAACATACGTAGTTGACAACGAACTGCCAGCTTTCCCGGCGTGCACGCTGAATATAGACATAAACAATTCTGGTGCGGATTCTAAATGCGGCGAATTAGTTACTGGTCAACTCTGGGGTCTGGGCGATTCTCAGTATGGTGCAAGCTTCGGAATTATCGACTACTCGCAAAAAGTTACGGCTGCTGATGGAGCGGTGACTATCACGCCGGGTCCACATAAAACAATTGCAGACGTGCAAGTCAACGTTGAGACCGCACGTTTTTCCGAAATTATGACCGTTTTAACAGGTTTCAAATCAACCCCGGCAGTTTTCTATATAGATTCATTGCCGCCTATTTTCGGCTATTACCGCAGCTTTAACGTTACGATATCCGGCCCGGTTAGATCAGACACTTTATTGTCAATAGAAGGATTAACATAAAATGCCAATCCCTACGATTACTGCATTACCGACAGCACCCGCTAGAACCGATCCTCCTGCAACCTTTGTTGTAAGAGCAGACGCTTTTGTTGCGGCATTGCCAACATTACAATCAGAAATAAATACAACAACGGCGGCGATCGATGTTGTTGCAACCGAAGTTGACGCGGATGCAACAACAGCAGCAGCAGATGCAATAACAGCCAGTGCAGCGGCAGGCGAATCTGCCGCATCTGCATTGACTTCGGCGGGCGCTGCTAATCTGGTCGGCGCGTGGGCAGACCAGACAGGAGCTGCCGCAAAGCCTTATTCCGCAACTCACGAGGGCAGAATATGGGTACTGCTTAACGATTTAGCAGATGTCACAACAAGCGAGCCGGGGATTACTTCTGATTGGCTTGCAGTAGGCTCTTTAGCTATTCAAGGGCGGACAATAAATGAGCAACTGGTCTCAAATGATATCGGCGCAAATATAAAATTTACAGGCGCGGGCGGATTTACTCAAACTTTCGCTCCTGTGGCCTCCCTTGCTGCCGGTTGGTATGTCTATCTCACTAACGACACAACCGGCAATATTACGGTTGACGCTAACGGGGCGGAGACGATTGACGGGCTTACCTCTTTTATTATGTATCCCAATGAAATGCGATTTTTTCAATTAAACGCAGCGGGTACTGGCTTAGTTTCTGTCGTGATGCGC